CCTTGGTCTCCAGTTGGGCCTTGGTCTCCAGTTGGGCCTTGGTCTCCAGTTGGGCCTTGGTCTCCAGTTGGGCCTTGGTCTCCAGTTGGTCCTTGGTCTCCAGTTGGTCCTTGGTCTCCGGTTGGTCCTTGGTCTCCGGTTGGGCCTTGGTCTCCAGTAACTCCGCTTGCACCAGTAGGGCCTGTGCTTCCTGTTGGACCAGTTGCACCAGTAGGGCCTGTACTTCCTGCGCCAACTGCACCACTCGTCAATACAAACTTAGTACCATCATATACTAGTACATCACCCGGCATTCCTGTAATTTCTATAAAAGGATCGACAATAATATTGCGAATAAGGGCTGCATTGAAAATATCATTTTCTCGTGCAAAATTAAATATACTGTCAATCGTGAGAAAATTATCGTAAATTTTGAATTCAGGAAAGAATGACATTTATTGTTATATTGGAATGTTTTCACTAGCTAAGACTTGTTTAAAAACGTTTCTTATCATGTAAATATGGAAGAACATGAAATCAACGAACCTCAGTGGGAACTTGAAAATGTCCTTACTACACCCAGCGACCGTGTAAAAGGCGCCCCATCTACATTGAATATGTCTGCTCCACCCCTTACTGATACAGAATTCGAAGCTGCCAACCGAGATCTTGACAAGAGACATGAAGCCGTATTATACCCCCGTGTACAACGAGGCATCACATATCCGCCCGTGCCAATGCAAGAAATTGGCCTGACAGCATTTGTTCCTGCCAAGGGAGCTCGACCAAACAAAGACGGCGTATACGGATTTGCCGTTAATTTAGGCAACTTTCCCAGTGTAGAACGTGCCGGTGATCACGCAGATGAGATTATTCGCTTCCACGACTCATACTCAATCATTCGTTATCCACCCGTTGGCCACCCATACCCTATCACTACAAGTTCCTCATTTTCCAGTGTTATCAATAAGGTAGATATTCGAGAAGAAGCTTGCAAAGCCCAATCAGAAGAAATCCGCCGCCGCAAACGCGAAGATGCCAAAAAAGTCAAGGAAATACAAGATCGTGAGAAAAACCTTCTTGAGGAATCCCGTCGCGCTCGTGATGAAGACGAAGATGACGAAACCGACCCTTTGGAGTTCTATATCACCCTACGTGTGAAAAAGGCTCAACTCATCTGGGCTTACCTCGAGCATCAAAAGAAAATCGATGAAATCAAGAACGTTCTCCTCGTCACTCGCGAAGAAATCGACAAAATGCACGCAGAAAGTTCCGAATACGAGGAGAAGTACATGGAACAATATATGGCTGCCCGTGAGGAAGCCGGATTACCCACCAGCACAGAAAACAACTTTATGCAGTATCTCTGCGAAGACCTTGAACCTGATCTGGGCTTCTAATTGATTTTCACACAATATTATGTGAAAAGTGAAATGAACGGAATATACTATTACGTAGGAACACATGCACCAGCAAGCTTTTTCATTCATTTCGCAAAAGAAGGTGAAACCCCCATTGAAACAATCAAAAAATTATCTCCTCAAGTATTCAACTGTATGATCGACGGAAAACTGATCATGCCACTAGAAAATGTAGTTGTTCTTAACTTTGTCGGCTACAAATGTTATCCAGTAATAGTTTATCATGCACTATGGCAACCTGTCGCATTTGAACCCGGAGCTTTACAGAGAATAACAGAAAGTATTCGCAGAGAACTTTTGCGAGGTCTCGAAGACTATATGTCGATAGAATATTACAAAGAACCCGTTGAAATTATGGTTTTACAAGAAAATAACGAACCATTTATTCTGAATATTCCGCCAAAAGACCGTATTGAGTGGCAGGAAGAAACCGTGTACGCCACAATCAAACCAATCCCATATGTTTAATTTCAAATCAAGATTTGAAATTTATCGGCATGAATCACACGGCTTGACGAAAAGAAAATATACCATCACGAATATTGACAGCACTGACACCACAATCCCCAAAATCATCATCCAAACCATGCGCTTTTTATTTTTCCATCCCGCAGCACTCGCACTCGCGCCCGCAAACGCCATAGGAAGCGCCAAACATGGGAGACAAAAATCCTCCCGGACATCATTATCAGCAGTCATTTATAGATGGACAAGGAAGAGTAAAATGTTAGAAAAATTATGCGAAGAGTATTTGAAAACTCGCTCAATCGCCAGTGCTCTACAGCTCATACGCTCATTACGCTGCCAAGGTCTCTTCCACCTCGGAAATCTCATTGGCAACAAATTTACCACCGATTTTCCAGACGAACCATTCATTGCTGATGAAACAGGTATTTGCCAATACTACACAGGTAACTTCCTCAAATCATTCAACACATTTAACAAGGCCCTTGAATCTACCAATCTACTGCCAGATGAAGCTCAACACCTTATGAATAACCGTTTCTACGCAAGTAAAAACCTGCAGGATACTTACACAAAATATAATTCAGAACTAGTGGAAACGCTCACAAATAAACCAAAAAACCTCGTGCCTTTTATCACACTTACAATGACAACATGCAAACGGCTCGATCTTTTCCGCCAAACTGTCAACTCGTTCATTGCTTGCTGTACCGACTGCCATCTTATCGATAGGTGGCTCATTATCGACGACAATTCCAGCACCAGCGATCGTGAAGAAATGCAACGCCTCTATCCATTCATGGAATTTTACTGGAAATCTCCAGAGGAAAAGGGACACGCCAAAAGTATGAATCTAATCCTACGAAAAGTCACTACTCCCTACATTTTTCACATGGAAGATGATTGGAAGTTTTATGAACAACGCCCATACCTATCGCAACTGCTTGTCTTGCTAAACAGCAACGAAAAAATTGGTCAGGCACTTATCAATCGTAACTATGCAGAAACTCCCGATGATAAAGATATTGTTGGAGGTACCTTCCGCGAAGTTCGTGGGTTTCGCTTCTGCGAACATGAACGCATGGAAAATACCGACTTTCACGCTAAATACGGAGTAAAGCGTAACTGTGCCTACTGGCCACATTATTCCCTGCGACCATCTCTGCTCAAACGCAGTGTACTAGAAAAAGTCGGACAATTCAATGAGGGAGCTAGCCACTTTGAGATGGAATTTGCCTACCGCTATCTTTCTTCTGGCTATGTGTCAGTATTTCTAGAGGGTATTTATTGCACTCATATCGGACGTCTTACCAAAGAACGCCATGATCCCAGCAAACTCAACGCATATGCACTGAACAACGAAGCTCAATTTGGCGAAAAAGTTTCTGTTGAACCCGAGATTAAGTTAAACCCAGAGCCCGAGAAAAAACCCTTTGACATCCCAACTTTTGTGATTAACCTAGATCGCCGTCCGGACCGCTGGGAAAAATTCCAAGCTAGTGCTAAACGCATCGGTCTGACTTCTTATACAAAATTTCGTGCAATTGACGGGGCTCAACTTAACCCAACAGAAAAACTCCAACGCATTTTCGACCATAATGACTATAATATGCGTCAGGGTATTGTTGGATGTGCCATGTCACATATCGCACTTTGGATAGAATTTCTCAAAGTACCCAATATCAATCCCAGGCAACCCTTCCTCATTCTCGAAGATGATGCAGAATACCCCGATGACTTTACCAATGCAATACAGACAGTACTAGAAAATGTTCCCAATGACTGGGATGTTATTTTTATCACCCATCACCACCGTATCAAAGAAAGTGCACAACAAGAACGTCTCCTACCAAAAATTCTACTAGAAAAACGCGATTTTCGATCAGCATTTGCTCTCTCCCTTGGGGGGACTGGCGGCTATCTCATTTCACGCACCGGAGCCGAACGCATGCTTAACTTCATTTCTCAACACGGTATGACCAACGCTATTGACACTGTCATGCAAAAAGCTGCTGATACCGCAAATATCTACTACACTATGCCAGTGCTCATCCAGTGTGACTGTGTAAGACCCGGAGAAACAGTCGATTCTGACATCCAATACGATCATACATCACTCACGATTCCGGTAGAAGATCGACTCAAAGCTGTCTGTGAATTCCTCGACCAACCTGATCTCCCCCGAGTATCAAAAGAAGATTTACCCTCATATCTATCCGACAAGTCACGAGTTGCCACAGCACTATATGAATCGACAGATAATGACAACCTGGACGAAGTGGCCAGCGCGTCTGTACATCCCTGCTACCCCATCGCAAATCGCTATCTTGTAATTATTCCCCGTGTACCCAGCAATTTTGAAGAAAACTTCTATTTACGACGACTTGTCAGTCATAATAAATTTTCCCTCGATGGAGTACTAAATTTCAAGCAAAATTGAACGAAATAAAGTTTACTGCATACTACAAAAGTATGCAGTCAGTCAAACCATTATGTATTGTAGTTAAAGATGAACTCGAACGTTACCTTGATCTTTGCCAACGTTCTCGCAAAAATATCGGTGCCATTCGCGATGAACTTACATATGATCTGGTACAACAACTAATGTCCAAAAGTCTCAACAACACATATGCCACTATGCGCAAAAAACCCAAGAAAGACCCCAACTTTCCCAAACGAAACCGCTCAGCATACCTCTTCTTCTCCTCCGAATACTGGAAAAAACTGAAAGAGCGTGATCCTGACAGCAAACATGATCGTCTCAAAGTCGTGGCAGAAATCAGCGCCAAGTGGAAAGCCCTCAAACCCGCACAACGCAAAAAATACGACACACTCGCCGATGAAGACAAGCTGCGCTACGCAAAAGAACTCAAGACATACACACCCAGTGACGGATACGAAATACCCGAACGACAAGGTCGTGACCCATTAAGACCCAAAGGTGCACGATCCGCATACCTTTTCTGGACCATGCAAGTTCGCCCCGAGGTCACAGAAAGCATGGCTCCCTGCGCAGCCACTGAAGTAACAGCCGAACTTTCCCGACGCTGGAAAGAGATGAGCGATGAAGACAAACAAGAATATCAAGAACAAGCCAATGATGACCGTGAAAGATACGAACGAGAAATCACCATATACAATCGCGAACACGGAATTCTTCCTTGCGAATACGAATTTACTCGTGGAAAGCGCTGTGGTGAAATCTGCGGTAAGCCCTCCATCGAAGGTACCGAATTTTGCGTTTCCCACGCACCTCCAGATCCCATCAATGGCTGCCAATTCCCAATTACCCGCGGACCCAATGAGGGAAGTGTCTGCGGAAAACGCCCAAAACGCGGTGAACGTTATTGTACAACGCACTATAATCGTGAGTTCGGTCCCGCAAAACCTGCCAAACCTCGCAAGTCCAAATCAAATACCACAATCCAACGCCCAGAACCCGAAGAAGAGGTTGATGTCGAAGACGGTGATGATGTACTAGAAAACTTGGAAGAAGCCGAATATACATCAGATGAAGAATTTGAGCTAGAAGACGATAGTGACTAGTTAAAACTTGTATCCTCTGCGAAATAAAATGGATACAAGTGCATCAAAAAATGACTATGACAGCAAACTCCAAGAGCTTCAACAAAAAGTTTCCGAAGTCTCTGGGGATGTAGTACCCACCACACCACCAAAAAAATCTTCCGAATCTTCGAAAAATTCCAAGTTTACCCTCAAACCCATCTACCTATATGCTGCAGTACCAATTGTAGTATTTCTCCTGCTTGCCATTCTCCGCCCTGGATGCGTGCAAGAAGAAACACCAAATCCCCAAAATCCCGCCAAACCACTCAAAAAACTATCAATAACCAAGTTAGCTATTTGGGGTGTTGTCATCTCTGCACCACTAATTTTAGGCGTCTATCTGTATTTTTCGCGTAATACCAAGAAAGAATAATGCCTTGTTGCGATTATGGAAGAAAGGGCAATTGCCCAATATGTCATGGTTCAGGATGTCACAATGTTGTTGTAGCCGAAACACCCGTTATAAGACCCTGTACATTATGCAGAGGAACTGGCTGGATTAACGGCCAAACCCCTGGAGTTTGTACCATAATCTAACGCAAATTCCCATCAATAAATGAACTGGTCTATTATTGATACATCTGACGTTTCTTTTCCCACAAATTTTCTCTGGGGTAGCTCCACAAGTAACTTCCAAGATTCCGGGGTACTCTGCGGAAATAGCAACTGGTCCGACTGGATTCTCAGCGAAGATTTGCAACCAATCGGAAACTCTACTGATCACTGGAACCTCTACCCCGAAGATTTCAAAAAATTGCGTGGAATGGGTCTCAATTCTCTGCGTTTCTCCATTGAGTGGAGCGCCATTGAACCCAGCGAAGGCGAATGGAATGGAGCTGCTATCCAACATTACCATGAATACATTGATAAACTACTAGAAGAAAAAATTACCCCCATGGTCACAATGCACCACTTCACACACCCCCGTTGGTTTGAAGACAAAGGGGCATTCGAACACCGTGAAAATATCGATCACTTTGTTAGGTATTGCGACAAAATTTTTACCGAATTTTCCAGTAAAGTTAAATTGTGGTGTACAATCAACGAACCAACCATCTACGTTCTCCAAGGATATCTCCGTGGAGTAGCTCCGCCCGGCAAATGCGATATACGACTCGCCGCTAAAGTTCTTCGCAACCTCTGCCAAGCCCATATTACAATCTATCGTCTTCTTCATACATACAATCCCCACAATGCCCAAATTGGCCTTACACACCAACACCTCATTTTCCAATCACGCCGTGATAACTGCATCGGCACACGCTTCTGTAACTACCTCTCCGAAGTGTGCACGACCACCTTTCTCAACTTTCTCTCCACCGGACACTTTGAATTCACCTCCTACCCCGTCATGAACGTTGTTTTTGGAGGCACTCGCTACGCTAAGAGTTTCAAATGGCTCAAACCCAGTTTTCCAAAATATACACTTACCTGGGACAGTGACCGTATCCCTACCCGTGATCTTGACTTTATTGGCCTAAACTACTACTCTCACGTCTTCATTGACATACTCAAACCATGGCAAGTACCTTCTTTCCTACCAAACGATGTCCGTACAGATATGCCCTATGCACTGTACCCCGAAGGTCTTGCCGATGCAATTCAGGCAGTGTCGCAATTACGCACACCAATCTACATCACCGAATCAGGAATTGCTGATGTAGATGATAGCAGACGCGAACTATACTTCAAACGTTATCTCTACGTACTCTCCCAAGCTATCCAAGAGGGCTATGATGTGCGTGGGTATTTCTACTGGTCGCTTCTCGACAACTACGAGTGGGACCTCGGGTTCAGTATGCGCTTTGGTCTGATTAATATCGATTATGATACTAAACGCCGTAGCATATGCCCCAGTACTCAATACCTCCAACGAGTAATCCGCACAAAATCCAATGTTGATGTCATATAACAGCAGCTTACACTGTATTACCCGAATCCTCCGAAATAGAGTCATCTTCATCAGGAATATCCCTGACTAAGGTATAGCTCCCTGTAACATCCTCGGGCAACACACTGTATCCTAGTGATACCAACGCAGAATTTACAATGTCTTGTGTGATAGTCTTGGTGGCACGTGACTCGCGGATTGCAAAAATTACAGCCATGATATTATCCAAACGCGCTGAAAGTAGCTGACGCATTATCGGGTAGCAATCGTGGTCTACCCGCTGAATGCCAGCGCGCTGCGCAATCTTACGTAGTGTTGAATTTGGTACATTGTCCATTTACCAGCCCGATTAGAGTTTTAAAATCGCAACTCAGCAGTAAATTATGTTTAATCGCTATATACTTTCACTGTTCCTCAACATCATAGTGCTGAATTGTGATATCCGCAACGAGGAAAGTGTCACAATGCACCTGGTCTCTGTCGAGCATGCCAACCATATTCTGCAAAACCTTGGTGTTGCTCTCGCCAAAGCTGCTGCAAAAAATACCCATGAACGTAACGCCAAAACAATCTCCGAAAAAGACATCATCACTGCTATCAGCATCTACAGTGAAGGACTCCTGCGTAACAACTGTATCGAACAAGGTCAAAAAGCTCTTGACAAAAATAGGGAAATGGAGGGAACAACACCTCAAAAACGCTCGGGAATACTTTTCCCCCTTTCCATCTCCCATCGCTTACTGAAAAATAACGATTTCCAAAATTCTCTCCGCGTCTCTGCAAACGCCAGCATCTACCTTGCAGCAATCCTCGAATATATCTGCATGGAAATCCTCGACGTAAGCAATGATATTCGCACCAACGAATCAGTCAACGAACTATGCCCTCATCACCTCAAATTAGGCATTGAATCAGACCCCGAACTATCCCTCCTCACCACCAAAATTGGCGTCTACATTATCCACGCACCACGCCATGGATTTCTCTCCCGAGCCGTACGATCCCGTCTGGAAAACGAGCGTAGCGGCAAGGGTGTCGTCAAACTACTCACCAAACTTCTTGCTAGCATGGCTTTTGACCTTTTCCGTAAAGCCCGTGAACTCTCCATACATGCCGGACGCAACAGCGTCCGTGGAACAGATCTACTCCTCGCTAACAAACTAACTCCGCCAATCCGAATTGATTTTAACGAGATAGTCGACGAAGAGTAAATGGACCACTTCCAAAAAACAATCCTCAATGTCATCTCCAAAAATGGTCCTGAGACAGGCCTACGTGCCTGTAATATTGTAACTATTATGGCCGAATACGGTGTTAACACTGAGCGCAAGACAGTTAATCGCAATCTTTACCAACTCTTCGCCAAACGCCAAGTATTTCGTACCCAATCCGACAAGGGCGTTCGCTGGTCTATTACCAGCGGTGAGAATATCATACCATCCGAACGCATTGTTGTGATTGTTGACCTCGGTAATACTCACGACTGTCTCCCAGAACTTGACACATACGACTACGGAGTTGAAACATGGGCCTATGCAGATCGCGCTTACAATGGCTATGGCGTACGTACACCCCTAAACAAACCCGATATTCGCTTCTACCAGGCCTCCGACACCAACAAAAACGCAGCAGATATCCAACTAGTCTGGGATCTCTGTAAAGACTGCCAATCCGCAGGCAAGACAACATACATCATTGCCACAAAAGACCAAGGGTTTAACAGCGTTAAGACTATCGTCGAACGTGATACACAGTCCACCGTTGAGTTCGTGGTTAACTGGGAAGAGTTGAGAATGTGTATTGAGTGATTTGCATATTTATCAGAAATTCTGATAAATTAAACAATTATTACATCAACAGCTCGCGTATTGCTAGCCCCAAGACCTACCATCCCAAGACCATACCCAGCAAAGTGTGCCTGACGGGCTGTTTCTTCGCGATCTTTTTTGTCCTTGAAACTATGAATAACAAGTGCCACTCCCAGTAGGATACCTGATAAAAGAAGTGCGCCAGCTGAACAGAAAAAGGACAGTACGATCCAATGCGTGACCTTTTCCTCATTGCCATCTAGCAACTCGCCCTCATCCCACAAGTGCGCCAACCAACATGCACCCACAAATTCTGCGATGGGAGCCAATCCACCAATGCAAGTGCCCAAACAGGACATGCAACTTGAGCAATAACTATTCTTTTCATCCTTTGACTTACAACCAAGTACTACGCCGATAATTTTGAATACCAAAAAACCCATTTCAGCCACCCCGATACACATACAAATAAATATCATCAGGTGTAATACACCAACCAGAGTTCCAGTGTCAAGACCATCATCAGCGCTTTGCAAATAATCCAACATAACTCCAAATAATACGTAGAAACGTATCGCAATAGTTGCAAGCAATGTTACAGCAAATTGGACAAAACCAACAACAACAATGACAGTCATTTGTAGATCTACTCAAAAATACCCCAAAATCAATTTATATTGGTATAAAACAACCATCCTACATAGAAATAATGGAAGACTCACCGAAATCTCCAAGCTCTCACAAATCTCAAAGTTCCCAAAAATCTCAAGGTTCCAATAGGTCACAAGGTTCCAATAGGTCACAAGGTTCCAATAGGCCACGAGGCTCGCAAGGTTCTCCCCACGTTGCAGCACCCCCATCGCCACGTTCACAAAATCAATACGCTGTCCTTATGGAAACCAACGGAAAACACCTCGAATCCTGGTATTACTTCATCCGCTATAACGGTAATGAACGCGCCCTTGAAAAGCTGAAGGATCAAATCGAGGAAGTTGACTGGTATATCTACGGAAACCTGTCCACATTTGACATTGACCTCGAACACCTCGTATCTGAGCGTACAGCCAAGGAAATGACTCGTCTTGACCTGAACGCCGAGTCATTCCATCGCAAGTTTGACGGAGAACTCGACCTTATTGACCTGAAACTTCGCAAGGGTCAGAAAAACAAACAAAAGATGATGTCATTCTTTGCCAAGCTCGGCCAAGGCCAAATCGAGGAATATATCGATCAAGAGGACGTTGACTCTGAATTTGAGTCATCCGGTTCCGAATCCGACGCAAGTCCCCCTGAAGCCATGCGACGTGCCGCCTACTCATCCTCCGAATCCGAGGAAGACCGCCCACGACGCCGTAACAAGGAATTCGACCAACCAATCCCACGTGCTGCCCTAATCAAGCGCAAAGGACGTAAGAACTAATTTTTGGGCCAACACCCAAAAATTACCTTCGACAACAGAAAAGAGCAATTGCTGTTGATACAATTAAAATTACCTCAACCATTTCCATACTCTTGTCATCTGTTAAACTCTCTGTTCCACAACATCTTACCACCGAAGGTTCCCCCATCCCACTCTGAATCCCCCACTGTCATCACGATTATATAGCCTTTTTCCACAATATTTCGACGACATTCCCTCTTGTACTGATAATTGTCCACCGAATGTTTCGGTTTACGCCAATAAATCGAGTGATAACCAGTGTAGCCAGCCCGCGCCAACTCCATATACGTTACATCCTTATTTCTCTCCGATCCCTCACGAGATGTAACGATAAATACTGCATAGCCTAGATCGACTGCAGCGTTATACAAATTTTGCACAGAACAAACTGCGTTCTTCGCAGCGTCCAATAACGTATTGTCTATGTCAAAAACAACAGCAAAAGCCCTATTCACTGGAACAGCCGAATGCAAAATTGCAAGACCCTCCTCGCAATACTTTTCCCAAGATGTTTCCAATTGGGATACCGTCATTTATTTACAACATAAACTCCATATCTGTCGGAGTACTACCAAACATTGCACATATTTTGCGTATAGCACTCCCCTTCTTATCTCCCACAATGTATTCCAATCGATCGGTATTCACCAACGCTTGCGGTGACAGCACTTTGCCATATGCCTGATTCATCATTAACTTCAAATCATCCGCAATGGCCGGGTGTACCTTTTCCTCCAACACCACACTCACCATGCGCGTAAACAACATCCGCTGCTCCATATGTGTTTATTATAACGAAAAACCGTTAACTAAACTCAATTTGCAATAAATGAGCGTACGACATATCAAAGACTTTTGTACTTCTCCAAATCCCCAGCTATTCCGCCAATTTCCCTCCGACATCCAACAACTATTCTACAAAGTATCAACAGATGCCGTCGAACACGATTACGGCAACATTGATCTGGCCAAAAAAATTATCCCCATCTACCTCACTCGCAACATGCCCGAAGACGCCAAACGAGGCCTACGCACCGCAATAGCATCTCTCAACCTCCTCGCACACCCCGAAGTACACAAACTTCAAAAACCATTCGCGTTATATCCCCGCGTTGTAATTATCGCAGGTGAAGCAGATGTATTCAAAATCCAATACGGCAGCGATCCCGACTTGCCTGAAATGTACCACATTGTCGAAAATCACCTCACCATCCCCCGCGACTTCCACTTCTACAAAGAAAACGCCAAAGAATACCTCATCGATACCATAGCCAGCGAACGTGTAAATATTACCGACATTTACGTCGACCTCGCTGCAAATAGCCGTAAACTATTCTACTCACGCACTCTCGGTGTTACATGGCCCGAAAGCGCAGCTGATTGCCTACGCTGCGCTGCCACCCTGCATTCTGTAGGTATTGACTGCGACTACGACGGGTGTCCTAGTGATACCGATAAAAAACTGAAAAAACTCTACAGACGTATTCACCCTGATAAAGGTGGTGATCCTACAGAATTTGCTACCATTCGAGGCTGTGCTGAACTAGTCGTTGATGATGAATGTCTCGAAGAAATCAAACATCACCCAGATAACATAAATTACCAATTAATTCAAAATAAACTTTTTCTATAAAGTACTAAATGGACAATAAAAATATGTTGTGCACATTTTTAGCACTAACTTCCCTCGGACTTGCGATTACAGCACTTATAATTGCACTGGTGAAAAATAAGCATTCTTCTAAAAGTGAAAGTGAAATTAACATGAAAAATATTCCCAATAATCAGGATTATGTAAAGACCACAATGAATGATTTGCAATGTACAAAAAATATAGGACCTACTATGGAGTGTATCGACACATTGATCGATTATGAAAATAATGGTTATTATAATGAGTGCGATACTCTTTTTCCTTCACCTTACGGAGAAACGCAGTCCGTTGCGTATTGTTGTGGAGATAAAAACAACGACGGGTTGACGCAACCAGAAAGAGCTAAACTTGACGGTGTTCTTAAGGGAATCCCATTCAAAAATTGTTTGCGCCAATAGATTTGACGAATTTATCCGTCAAATCACAATTTAACATTTCCGCATAACTTTTCTAGTTACCTTGCGTTCGCCGACTGGCTTGGCATCTTCAGCTTTTGCTAATAAATCGGGACGAACCTTTCCTTCTAGAGCCTTTTTACCGACGGGTGGTGCCTTTTTTGCCGTAGCAACCCTCTTCTTACCCTCCCGCACATCCCGCGACTTTGGCACCTCTGCAGGACCATCCGGCATATTCGACATGCGTGGCTTGTTGTCCTCCTGTACCATCGTTGGAACAAGTGGAGTACCTCTTTCGCGCACCACCGACGCACACAATCCCTCCCTCATTGGGCCCTCCGCCTTCAACTTCTCGAAGTCCATCAACACATCCGTCGCACCTGTACCAAATGCCCCAAGCTTGCCACAAATAATTGAGGACGACACCCCAACCGTTGGCTCTTCACTACAGAACACACCAGCCTCAAGGAAATTTTTCAACGTTTCCTCAAATGAGGCCTTCCCCAATGGCCCAGACTCCTCTTTACGCATTGAATAGCGTGAAATAGCCGTAATTGTACCCGTGAACGTCATCTTTTCCACCAAAACCTTAATGTGGCAATAGTTGATATTTGGCATCAGCGCATACAACTCATCAATGAGGAACTGATTCGTCGCACCAATTCCCAACACCTCATAAATATCCCACGGATTATTCGACTTGGTTCTGTAGGGATCCACCAACGGATGCGCCAACACCGCCGAAAAATCCGTTCCATCACTTTGCACAAACCACTCACCATCACTCGTCTTACTGTAAAAGATCTCCCGCACACCCCGAATACCACACAGCGACACCAACTCCAAATCCTGCACTACCGCCCACTCATCCCCCGGTGGATGTGCCACAATCACATCCAATACATCCCCATATGGACTAGCCATACACTTACTTCCCGAAATACCCTCCTCAATCCTCTCACACATCTCCGCGCAACTCAACCCAAACTCATACAACACATCACGATCAAGATTGATAGAAATCGTCGTCAACTGCTCATCAACAGTGTGATAGGGCACCACCGAACCATGTAGAATTTCGTACGCACCCTTCCACGGCCTGTCAATCACATCCGATGAAATCCGAATGTTCCTGTATACATCATTAATTGTCAACTCGCGGAGAGAATGCCCCAGCGCAGACCTCAAATCATCCAAACTCTGATTGTGATCTTTGAAGTATATGTCGTAGGTTACCGCCTTGGGCTTCTGCGTTGCATTGAGCAACTCTGTAAACCTCGGTACACCTTGCACGACCGTCTTCTCAGACAGACCAGCTTTGTGGAAAGTGT